TCACAGTCAACGACATTACAAGGCAGCTAACATAGGCTTACTTTGTAATAAAAAAAATGCTATAACAATCGAACCACTTGCAATTGGAGTAATTTAAATGTCTGATATTGTTTCGTCCGTAGGGACTGTTGTTTCCGTTTCGACCACCGCACCAGCAACTTATAATGCCGCTGGATTTGGTGCGCTTACTTTTTCACCTTGTGGCGAATTGGCTGAATTGCCTTCGTTCGGTGCTGAAGCTGCCCTTGCTACGCACACCCCGCTTGCTACTGGCATTGTTGCCAAGCGCCGTGGTTCGCTTAACTACGGTTCCGTAGCTTTGACGATGGCCGTATCTGATGCGGATACTGGTCAAACTGTTCTGCAGGATGCTGCTGAAGCTGCTGCTGGCACGGATGCTCTAGTTTCGGTTAAGGTTGTTCTTGTTAACGGCGAAATTCAGTATTTCACCGCTCAAGTTATGTCCTACAAGGTCAATGTTGGCAATGCTGATGCTATCACGATGGCAGAAGTTACGCTTGAAATTGACAACTCGATTATCAAAGTCTAATTAGCTAGAACGCTAGAAGAACTTGGGTAGGCAATCACTATCCGACTTGCCTACCCAAGACAAAAGTCGGATATTTAGAAGGATAGTTTCTAATGGATTTAAATAGTTTAAAGCCTGTAATGGCTGACGATGGCGCTGTTCTAAACATTGTCCACCCTGAAAGCGAAGAAGTTATTGAGGGAATGACGATTACTTTGCTCGGACAAGACAGCAAAGTTTACCGCAAAATTCAACTTGCCAAACAACAGACCGCATTGAACCGCATTTCAAAAGGCAAGAAAGCCGTCGATTTTGACGCTGAAAAGCTGGCTGAAGATAGCATTGATGACCTTGTTAAACTTACTGTTGCTTGGACTGGGTTTACGCTTGATGGCGCAAAGCTAGACTGCACACCAGATAACGTCCGCAAAGTTTATGGTGAATGGGTTTGGATTAAAGAACAAGTTGCTGAATTTGTGGCGGAACGCGCTAACTTTTTTCGCACAAACGCTCCAACAACTAACACTGTTCGTAAAACAAGCAGCGTGGCTTAACACAATCCCGTCAAAGGCAAAGCGCCCTAGACGGGAAACCAAGTCAAATGCGATGCCTCCCGTGCTTGGCGGAGCCTACCTTCTTGAAATACTTTTTGAGGTCGGCCCTGCCAAGCCTATTGGCATGGGTGGGAACATAGCGATAGATGAGATTGATTTGGCCGCATGGATGTCAAATCAAAATGTGCAATTAACACCTTGGGAAGCACGAACTATCAGAACTTTATCGCATGAATACGCAGCGATGCTTTCTGCTGGTTCTGAACCTAATACGCCAGCGCCTTGGTCTAATGTTGAAATAATAACTGACGAAATGCGCGAAAAAATATCCAATGCAATGTCTGATTGGAGTAATCGCATCAATACCAAGACAAGATAACAGACTTGTGCTATGACCTGAATTCAGCGATAACGCTCTGGGCCTCATAGGATATTGCGCGTGGCAGATTTAGCTAATCTCAGAATTTCAGTTGACAGCCGTGAGGTGAAGAAAGCTGCCACAGATTTAGACCAGCTTAATCGCTCGTCAACTGGGGTTGAGCAGGGCGTTACCAAAGCATCTTCTGCACTTAGAGGTTTTGGTGCTGTTTTGGCATCGCTAGGCATTGGGCTTATAGCACGCGAAGCTATTTTAATGGCTGATACATTTACACGCATGAGCGGCCAGCTTGCTTTGGTTACAAATAGCGCACAGCAATTAGCTGCTGCTGAAAAGCAGTTATTTACAATGTCGCAAAATACTCGCGTTGGATATGAAACAACTGTTTCGCTTTTCTCGCGTCTTGCACGGTCAACAGAAAATTTAGGCGTGAGCCAACAGTCCGTTATGCGCGTAACGGAAACCATTAACAAAGCAATGATTGTATCTGGAACCAGTGCTGAACAGGCATCTGGTGCGCTTATGCAATTAGGTCAAGCCTTTGCATCTGGTGCATTGCGCGGCGACGAACTTAATTCCGTAATGGAGGGTATGCCTCGCGTTGCTCAAGCGATTGCTGAGGGCATGGGCATAACCGTTGGTGAACTACGCAAACTTGGCGCTCAAGGCAAATTAACTGGCGCAGAAGTTTATGCGGCATTGCTTAAAATGGGCGATGACATTGACAGTGAATTTACCAGAATGCCAATGACTGTCAGCCAATCTATGACAGTGTTAAGCAATTCTCTTATGCTGTTTATTGCTGAAGCTGATAGAGCTACTGGCTTCACGGCGGCATTAGCTGATGGAATAGTTTATTTATCAAACAACCTAAATCAAATTGCGCGAGTTGCTGAAGTTGTAATAGTGGCCGTTGCTGGAATGGCCGCTGCTTTTCTTGCGCTTCGTGCTGCATTAGCCGTTCAAGCAATCGCCGCATATATTGCTCAACTAATTGCCGCTCAATTTGCATTAGGAGCAACAACAACGGCGGCGGCAATAGCTGGTGCTGGAATTAGGGGCCTACAAGCCATTCTTGCATCAACTGGCTGGGGATTAGCTGTTGTCGCTATCGGCGCTGTTGTTGGCGCTATTTATATGCTTATAACCGCTCAATCAGAAGCTAGGGGAGAAACACAGAACCTTATCAATGACCTTGGTCGGCTGGCTGCAACGCAAGATAAGAATTTTGCAGCGGCGGCTAAAAGAGGTTATGAAGGCTTGCTTCAAGTTCAAAGTGAACGAAATGTTCTCATGGAGCGCAATAAAAATATAGAAGCATATACCGCAAAAAGCGGTATGGTGGGCAAAGTTGCAATTGAATATAAGAAGAATGCTGCGGCTATCAAAGAAGCTAATGAATTTTTGATAAAGAACGGCAATGCTATAATTGAAAGCAAAAAAGTCTACAATCAAGTAGAGCCACCTTTGCGAAATGTTTCTGCTGCTATTGAAAAAACTGGTAAAAAAGCAAAAGAAGCCATTGACCCACTTGAGAAATATCGTGATGCCTTGGCTGATATGGTCGAAGAAGGCAAAAAAATTGGCATGACGCCAGAGCAAATCAAGGCGTTTGACGTTGAGAAATTAGCTTTAGAGGCTGCTGCTGCTGGGCGCAAAAAATACAATAAAGCTTCGCAAGAAGGCGCTGGTAACAATATTGCCAATGAAATTCGTCAACAAGGTATGCTTAATGCCTTAACGCAACAAGCGGCAGACATACGTCAAGAGGTTTCAGAGAAACTTAAAGACTACGCTAAGTCTATTGTTGAAGCTAACAAAGCGCATAATGATACCATGACTACATTAAAGGGCGAAGCAACTCTGCTTGGCCTTGTGGGTGTTGAGCGTGAAAAGGCTGCTTTGGCTTTAGAGCAAGAAGCCTACACACTCAAATTTGGCGCTGATGCTTGGAAAGAGTATCACGCAGCGCGGCTCTCTAACATCGACGCAAAAAGCGTTATAGATAAAGACATTGAAGCCCTGCAAACTCTTACGAACAATCTTGAAACTGCCGCTGGCATGATTGGTGGCAAAACTGGTCGTAGTATCCAAGGTATTTTAAAAACAGAAATAACCATGAAGGATGGCGAAACCAAAAAAATAAGCGAGGCTATTGCATCTACATTCCCGCAACTTGGTTCAGCTTTATCTGCTGTGTTAGCTGGCGCACAAATTGGTCAAAGTGTTGATGGCTTATTTAAGTCTATTGGTATTAAATCAAGCAAAGCTGGCGCACAAATCGGCGGCGCTATTGGGATGGCTGCATTTGGCCCTGTTGGTGCTATCGCTGGAAGCATCTTGGGTGGTGTTATTGGCGGTATGTTAAAGAAAACCAAGACGGGTTCTGCAACCATTTCTCAAATAGCTGGTCAAGGTATGCAAACCGCATTGTCTGGTAACAGTGCGGCGCTGAGGGATGTTGCAAACACAATGGCTAATGGCTTGCTGAAAGGCCTTGGCAACATCGCAGAACAGCTTGGCGGCACTTTGGGTGGCAACGTCAAGGTCAGCCTTGGTATGCGTAAAAAGGACTTTGTGGTTGACCCTACTGGCGGTGGTCGCACTAAAGGCGCTGGCGTTAAGAACTTTGGCACAGATGAAGCGGCTGCGGTTGCATACGTCACGCAACTGGCAATCCAACAAGGTATTGTCACGGGTATCAGTGCTGGAGCGCAGACCCTTATTCGCGCTGGCAATGACCTAAACGAGCAAGTGCAAAAGGCATTAAAGTTTGACCAAGTGTTTAAGGATTTGGTCAAAGAAAGCGACCCGCTGCGCTCAAGCCTTGATGAGCTATCTGTTGAGATGGAAAAGCTAAAGGTTATCTTTAAAGAAGCTGGTGCGTCTGCTGCTGATTATGCCAAGCTAGAAGAACTGTATGCAATCAAGCAAGCCAAGGCGATATTTGACGCCAACAGGCCGCGCCGTGAGTTGGAAATTCAACTTATGGAAGCGCAGGGTGATGCCGCTGGCGCTCTTGCTGCAAAGCGTGACCTTGAACTTGAAAGCATGGATGCAAGCCTTCGCGGTATCCAGCGCCTAATCTTCGCGCAAGAAGACTTAAAAGCTGGCACTGAAGCATTGGCCGCTGCCCGTGAAGCAGAGCAGAGCGCAATTTCAGACCTTCGCGCTGCTGTTGATATGCTTAATTCTAATGTTGCTGAAGCAGAGGCTAACCTTGCTGAAGCATTACGGGCGCAGCGTGAGCGTCAAATAGAAAGCTATCGGGCGCAAATGGCTGACCTTGATGCTATCATTGCCAAGCGTGATGAGGCACAGGCAGCATTGCGCCGCGCTTATGATGCTGAAATTGCTCGCATTGACGATGAGATTAGCAAGCGTAATGGCAACATTCAATCGCTTGAAGAAGCATATTCAAGCCAAGCTAGTATACTGCAAGGCACGATTGACCAATTCCGCGACTTTGCATCATCACTGCGCGAATTTGCATCAACCATTATTCCTATGAATGGCACTGGCCCACAATCTTTGGAAGCCCTACGCCGCCGCTTTGCAGATGTTACACAGGCTGCTCTTAGTGGTGATACAGGGGCAATGAGCCAAGTAGTTGGCGTTGGTGGGCAATTGCGCGAAAGCATAATCGCAAACGCTTCTGACCGCACATCCATGCTGCGTCAGCTTTATGCACTACAGGCCCAAACCAACACGGTTGTCAGCGGTGCAGAAGACCAAGCGACTATTGCTGAGAGGCAACTTGCAGAAGCAAAGCTGCAAAGTGACCACCTTATCAGCA